CGGGCGGTCAAGAAGCCGCCGGTAAAGCTCGCCTGCTACGGCTACAGCCACTCCTCCCAAGAGGCCCTGATGGGCGAGATCTGGCGCCTCGCCCAGGGCACCGGACTCACGCCTAACTGCGGCTACGACCCGGGCCGCGGCATCACGGGCAAGCCGCCCCGGTTGAGCTGGGAGAACGGGTCGTTCCTTCTCTTCTTGACCTACAGCCAGAATTCCCAGGCCTACGCCGGCAAGACCCTCGACTATCAGGCGTTGGACGAACCCTGCCCGGAGCGCAAGTGGGGCGAGATCGAGGGCCGGACGAGACAGGGCGGTGAGGTCGGGCTGACCCTCACGCCCACCCCCGAAGCCCCGTCGCAGGACTGGGTCCGCCTCAAGGTCGAGGAGGGGGTGTTCTCGCTCACGGTCGCCCCTCTTTGCTCCGACCCTGCCCGCCCGGAGACCATCGACCTCCGGAGCGTGACCCCTCGGGATGGCCTGGCCTGGTTAACGCGGGTGCGCATCGCGGAGAAGATCAAGTCTTGGCTGCCCCTCGAGCGCCACATGCGCTGCGGGCTGTCCTGGGACGTGATTGCCATCGGGCGCCAGCTCGACGGCTACCAGCCGCGCCACTCCGAGGACTGGAACGATCCCCGCGGAGACGTCACCGGGTGCTGTTCGACGGATCACGGCATCGACTCCGGGCGCCAGGCATCCGTGCTGGTCGTGACCGACGGCTACCACGTCTGGGTGATGGGAGAGTACCGGCCGGAGATCCGGACCTCGACCGAGCAGGATGCGGAGGGCATCGTCCGCCTGCTAAAGGTCTCTGCCGGATGGACCCCCCGCGACAAGCTCGTCTGGATCGGCGACCGGGCCGCCGAATCGCGAAAATGGTACTGCCGGAAGTGTAACGGCGACCTCGCCCACGCCATCGCCGACCTCATGAAGGCCCCCCTCGAAGAGTTGTCCGGTGGGGAAGGTCTGTTCATCAAGGTCCCCGACAAGCCCAAGGGGTCCGTCGCCCGCGGCCTCAAGCTCATCAACGGCCTGTTCATCACCGACCGGATCCGCATCCACCCGAGATGCATCCAGCTCATCAAGGCGATCATGGGCTGGGAAGGTATCCGAACCGACCCCCGCAAAGACCTCCTCGACGCGCTTCGCTACGCGATCGAGGCCCTCGTAGACACCCACCGACTCCGCGAGCCGATCATGCTCGCGGCTGCATAGGAGCAACATGACCTTCGTCGCAACCCCCACCACCGTCGCCCCGCCCATCGGCGACACCGCGCGCCAGACCGAGCAGCGCCGGAGGGACTCCTTCTGGGATGGGACCTGGGAGCAGCAGCTTCAGGACGACCTCCGCCAAGTCCTCGGGAGCCAGCGCAAGGAGGTCGTGGGCACCCCTGACATGTCCTGCTGCCTCGGCCCCCAGCTCTCCCGGGAGCTCGCCGTCTGCTACAGTTCGACGCCCAAGACGACCCGCAGGGGGGCGGCCCCGAAGCTCACCGAGCCCAAGGGCCCCGTCGCGAAAGCCCTCCTGTGGAGCCTCATGCCCGAGTTCCAGGCTCGGGTGATCTGGGTGCGCGAGTACATGATGCGCATCGACGTCACGACGTCGGGTGACCTGGTGTACCGCCCCGTGCCTCCCTGGCTGGTGGACGTCTCCGCCGACCCCGCGAAGCCGGACCAGCCCATCATCTATCAGGAGTGGGTGCTGCGCTGCGTCGACGGCGTCGAGCAGTGGACCCGCGATCTGATCGACCTCCAAGACAAGACCAACCCGATCCTCATCGTGACGAGCGAGGACGGGGCCCAGGACCTGACGGAGGCGGTCTACGGCGGACCCAAGTCGGGGGAGGACTACCCGTACCGGTGGGCGCCCAAGGATGGGGAGCCAGGCATTCCATTCATGCCCGTCGAGCTGTACCACCGGGACCCCGATGCCAACCTCTGGCACTACACGCAAGGCGTCGAGCTCGTGTCCGCGACGCGGATGGCCGCGGTGAAGTGGTCGATGGTGGTCCACGCGTTCAAGGACGCATCCCATGCGCAGCGCGCCATCATTGACGGAGAGGTCCAGGGCAGGACGACACCCGGCCTCCAGGGGCTGTCCTATGTCACCCCGGACTGCACCCTGATACTCAACATCCGATCGGTCGAGGGGAAGCAGGCGAGCCTCGGCCAGTGGCAGCCCCCAACACGACTCGCCGACCTCGTCGACGAGCTGCAGGCCTACCTCGCCCAGGCCTGCAACCGTGAGGGCGTGGCGCCCGCCGAGCTACAGCGTGTTTCGGGTGACCCGAAGTCCGGGTACAGCATCAGCCTCACCAACGCCGGAAAGCGCCAGGCGCAGCGCAGATTCGGCCCCCAGTTCAACGCCCGCGACGTCTCACTGCTCTGCAAGTCGGCCGCGACCTGGAACCGCGCCAACCCCGACGAGACGTCCTACCCAGAGGACGACTACGAACTCGAATACACCTCGATCCCCCTTTCCCCGGACGAGGAGAAGGCGATCCGCGATCAGCTCGATTGGGAGTTATCCAAGGGCTGGATCACGATGGCCCAGGCGCTGGCCCGAGCCCACGGCATCAGCGAAACCGAGGCGAAGGCCATCCTCAAGGCGACGCGCGAGGCCCGCCTCGAGGAGCTGAAGGCGGAGATTGAGCTCCGCAAGGCCCTCGCCCTCCTGGAGCCCCCGAAGCCAGAACCCCCCAAGGTCGACGTCAATGACGGCGCCGACGACACCAACATGGAGCCCGCACATGGAACCGAATGATCTCGATTTGCTCGACGAGGAGCACGCCAACGCACGACGCCAGCCCCCGGCGGACTGGAAGCCGGACTGGAGCCGATGGAACAACGTCTTGGACGGCGCCAAGCGCCTCAAGACCCAGAATGCCGAGCTGCAGAAGAGGCTGGCCGACAAGGAGGCGGAGGCGCTCACCCACAAGACCGCCCTCGAGAAAGAGACCGAGAGGCACGCCGCCGAGCTCGCCGAGTGGCGGGACCGGATGGAGGAGACGGAGATCAAGTCCATCCCCGGCCTGGTCGATCCGGATCTCGGGCTCATCCGGAGCAAGTACTCTACCGCGGTGGCGGACATCCCGGAGGCGAAGCGCCCCACGCTGGCGGACTGGACGAAGGGCCAGATCGAGGAGGTCCAGGCGGACCCCTCCAAGGGGCGCTGGCTCGCCGGCTACCTCGGACAGCCCAGCGCGAAGCCGGCGGCGGATTCGAAGCGTCCCGCCGCGAAGCCGGCGGCGGACCTTTCTCGCCGCCCCCCTCCCCCTCCCCGTGGAGGGTGGACGGAAGAGGCGATCGCCAACCTGACCCCCGAGCAGTTCAAGGCGTATCAGGCCGATATCCTTGCGAGCATCAATCAGGGCGGTTGACGATTCTGGATGCCCGGGGTAGCGTGACGCCGTGATGCCCCGGTCCTGGCCGTATCCAGCGTAGGGCGATGGTGTTCTACCCTCCCTCCGCTGGAGTCAGCTCATGCCGACCGCCACCACGATGACCAATCCGCTCACCCATGCGGGATTCCTGACCGCCGGCCACCGCGTCGCGGCGGCCTACCTCAACCAGAAGGCGATCGAGATTCTGGCCGATCGGGTTGCCCTCCGCCGGCTGATTACCTTCGCTGGTGACGCCTCCGGCCTCCGTTCGACGGTCATGCGATCGCTCTACGCCCAGATGGGCGCTGGCCTCCCGATGGAATCCCTGGCCGAGACGGGCACGCTCACGCCGATCACCGTGGTCGCGGACTACCGAGACATCACCCTCGGACGGCACGGCCTGGAGTCCCACGAGACGTTCCTGGCGCAGATCACCGGTCAAAGTGGGATGGATCTCTCCCTCGACGACTTCGCGCTCCAGATCGCCGATACCTTTGAGGCCGAATTTTCGGATGCGGTGGCCACCAAGGTGGCCACCTACACATCCGGCGTCGGCTCCACGGGCGTCAACGCCTCGATGGATGATCTCTACGATGGGACCTACGAATTCGACAAGCAGGACGGCGCCAGGGGTCCCCTCATCGGCGTGTTCCACGGACAGCAGATCGCCGACATCAAGGAATCCAAGAGAGGAGAGCCGGCCGAATGGATCAAGGATGAATCCCAGGTCGCCTTCAAGGCGCCCGACTACCAGGGCGAGATCATCGGGATCCGGGCCTTCAAGTCGAACCGCATCACTTCCGACGGTACCGACCGCTGGGGCGGCATCTTCACCCCGCGCGCCATGGGATATTCCATCGCCGGCCAGGGCATCCGCAACATCCGCGGCCTCTCCCAGTGGGCCGTACTCCTCCCCGAACTCGGGATCATCCTCGACTGGGGCTCGGATAGCAACGGAGCCCTATCGAAGCTCATCGTCAATTGCTGGTTCGGCGTCGACATCGGCGACCAGGGCCAGAAAGAGGGTCGATACTTCCGTACCGACGCCTAACCACCAATCGGAGCCCGCTCATGCCCGAGATCCGCACAACCGTCGATCCCCGATCCGGCCCCAACATCTCAATGGGGGTCGAGGTCCCATTGGAGGCGACCTCTGGTCAGGCCTACCCCGATCTGCCACCCGAAGCCCCTTTCCTACTCTACTGGGAACCCGGGAACGGATGCTACTGCGTCCGCCGCCTCAGCGATGGGACTCCTGTGTTGGTCCCGACGATCAAGTACATCCGGGGCCGGCCCGGGATTGGGGCTGTCGCCGGCGACGGCGAGAACGGCTCCATCGATTTCTCACGCGAGGTCTCCCGTATCCGCAGGCGAAACGGAGTCGTCCTCGACGCGCCGACGATGCGGGCCGCCAAGCTCCCGAGCTACCTCCGGAAGCATCAGACATCCCACAAGGACGGCAAGGGGAACGACACCTTCCACCATTTGCCCTACTGGCGCTATCCTCGACGAGACAGGGCAGGCGTCTGGACCATCGAGACCGACGAGGACGCGAAGACTCGATGGGAGGAGGGCCTCCTCGCCAATGGCGTCATCGCGAAACCGGAGGACGAAGACCTGCGGAACATGGTCGAGACCAGGCAGAGACGGATCGATCGACACGCCAACAAGGCCACCGAGAAAGACCGTATCGCCTGGGAGCTCGAGGCGGGGGATCGGGACATGGAGCGTGAGGCCCTCAATCGCGCCGGCCTGGTCGTCGATGAGATGTCACCCAGGACCACCTACGCGGTCCCGACGGAAGCCGAGCTTCCGGGCGTGAAGGATCTTCCCGATGCCTGACGACGGCGAGCGACCAGGCCACCGGGACGGGGGCATTCCCCGCTTCCGCGAGAGACTCCAGCAGCAGGAGATCGCCGAGCGCAAGAAGGCCCACGAGGACGGCCGCGAACGACCCCCCAAGCCGGCCGAACAGCTCGACCGGATCGCCACCGAGACCGCGAGGCGTTTCGATCGTCGACACGACTGACCCTCGCCTGAACCAGCAGGCGCCCCCACGAGGGGCGAGGAGATAGCAGATGTCCAGCCTTTCGAGAGCCATTCAGTGGCTCGGCAGCCACGGTTTCGCGGCCCATCTCGGCTTCGTCCCCCTCATCGCGGGCGAGCGCAAAGACAGCGTCGTCGCCGGTGGCGCCTTCAAGACGTTCACCTGGGGTGACACGAACCCCCCGACGCACAGCGAAAACAACGGCTCGGTCTACTGGTACCGCTCGGCGACTCTGACCGAGGACGTGTTCTGGCTTCGCAAGAGCGGCGCCTGGGTGAAGCTCGGCACGATGTCCAGCCTCATGCTTTCCGCGGCGACCGTCTGCACGATCTCTGGAGCGGATACCGCCACCATCACCCAGGCCGTCCACACCCTCACCGGCGCGTCGGACCCCGATAACCTGGACATCATGACGGGTGCCGACAACGCGGAGTTCGGCTTCTTCGTGGCAGGCGCGCCCGTCGTCAACATCCGGGACGCCGCGACGGTCGGAGCCGGTGGCAACATCGCGACCCCCGGCAACGCGACCCTCACGACCGCTGTGGGCGACCTCCTGTTCTGGATGCGCTCCGGATCCGTCTACAGCATCTTCCCGCTCGCGATCGCCGCAGGTCTTCCGGTTTCCATGCAGGCCGTCGCCCGCCGCTGCGTCATCCGCGGTTCGGCTGGCGGCAGGGGCGAGGTGGTCGACCTCGGAGCCGACCAGGGCGTCCTGTATTCGGACGGCACCGACGCGAAGCGAGGCATCATCGGGGCCCATTCGGCGACCCCGTGCACGGGCGCCGCAGTCGCACAGCACGACGCGACCGCGTGCACGGGCGCCGCAGTCGCACAGCACGACGCGACCGCGTGTACGGGCGCCGCAGTCGCACAGCACGACGCGACCGCGTGTACGGGCGCCGCAGTCGCACAGCATGACGCGACCGCGTGTACGGGCGCCGCAGTTTCCGATCATCCGTCCGTCGAAATCGTGATTCCCGTGCCCGTTTTCGGCCCGTGGGCCAAGGACGGCGATGGCCTGCTGACCAACGGCGGCGGAATGGTCGGCGCCGTGCCGGTCGGCACCCAGGTCGGGACCGGGCGGACCCTGGTCTACGATGCGGGCACCGGCGAATACGAGGTCCTCGAGACCCCCGGCGCGACCTGGCGGACCGTCGCGTACCAGCTCGCCCCCGACGCCCCCGCCAACGGGGACGCAGTCCTGATCGGCTACGACATCCCCTTCGTCGAGGCCGGGCTGCCCATGGTGAGTGGTGGTACCCCCGCCACCTGGACGGGCAACGCCGGAAAATGGCAGTACTCCCAGGGTGGTGGCGTGTGGGCCGACCAGCCCGCCCTGAACGACAACTCCGACGCGACCGCGCAGGACGGGATGCAGCCCTTCCAGCGGGATGGCGCCCTCACCCATGACGCGACCGCGATCCCCCTGTGGGCGCCCGATACCCTCGGCGGATTCGGCCCGTACTACTGGCTCCGCTGGCTGGTGACGGACGCCACGAAGTTCAACGTACTCGGCGTCGCGACGAAGCGCCACCAATCGGTGGCCTCGGAAGAGCCCTTTGTGCCTACCGATACGCAGACCGGCTCGCTCACCCACGTCCGGATCTCCGACGGCGCCGCAATCCTCCACACGGCCGGGTGGCCGGTGCAATTCCTGATCCACGACGCATTCACCGGCGCCTCCCGGTCGGTTTCGTTTGCGCCCGATCGTCGGGTCGAAAAAGTGGCGCTCGCAACGCCGCTCACGCTGACGACCTCAAGCCGCCTCAGCTTCCACGTCGTCGTCGAAGACGGCACGAACGAGCCGGCCAACGTGCTTCTCGAGCTGTTCGTGACCCGATCCCCGCTCGGGCACTCGGTCACCCAGCCCAACACTCCGGCGCTGACGCACTCGGTCACCCAGCCCAACACTCCGGCGCTGACGCACTCGGTCACCCAGCCCTCCACGCCGTCTTTGGGCCACACCATCGCCTAATAGGAGGCCGCCTTGGCCACGTACCGCCTCGAGATCTCGTTCCGCGCAGTCCTGCACACGACCCTGGTGGCCCCTGCGATCAGTGGTCCGGCCTACAGCATCGACTGGCAGCACACCTACACGGATGGGCTGAACCTCGGACAGATCGACGCCTGTCACCTCTCCTCGAGGACCCTGGCGCCCTCCGGCACCGAGGATTTGGACCTGTCCGGGACCGCGCTCAAGCAGCCAGACAACACGAACCTGGGCCTGACCAAGGCCCGGGTATTCGTGATCCACAACACCGGCTCCGCCGAGTTGGTGATCTCCCGACCTGCGGCGAATGGCCTGGTCCTGTGGTCCGCCGCCTCCGACGCGGTCCGGCTTCCTCCGGGCGGCCTTTTGCCCATCCTCCTGGCGGGCATCGACGAGGTTGGCATTGCGGTAACGGGCGCAACGGGCGACCTCGTCACTGTCACCAACGCAGACGCCGCCCTTTCCGCAGCCTACGACGTCTTGATCGCGGGGATCTGATGCCCGTCGTCCGCACTGAGTACCAGACGGGTGAGCGCCTCCCGGCCCTGCTCCAGCGGGACCTGGGAGGGACGCTTACGTACCCGCTGGAGCTGCTCGGCGCGGATGTTGCTCCGACGTCGGGGACCTGCATCCTGACGGATGGGACCACGACGCTCCACAGCGGCGCAGTCTCCGTCGGCCCTCCGCCTGCGTTCGCCGTTGCGGCTTCGTACCTGACCGGGAAAACGCTCGGGCTGATTTACGAGGCCCGCTGGACGCTGGTGTTCGGAACGGCACCCGCCGTCACACGCACCTACCGCCAGCGGGTGGGTATCGTCCGGTGGGCGCCGGCGTGCCCGGTGTCCCACTCCTCAATCCTCGATTCCCGCCCCGTAATGGCCCGACTCCTCGAGGGGACGGGCCACGACTCCATGGACGTCTGGATCCAGGCGGGGTGGGAACGATGCCAGCGGTGGCTACGCCGCAAGGGCTCCGAGGTCCACCTCATGGCGGTGGACTCCGACCTCTACGAGCTCGCCGAGGCTTTTGCAGTCGTTGCCTTTCTCGACGACCTTTCCATCCAATCCGACCCGGGCGGCTCCATCGCCACCATCAAGGCGGAGTGGCGCCAGACCCTCAAGGAGGCGAAGGACGACACGGTGGTCACCTACGACCCCGACGACACCACCGAGGTCGCTACCGAGCAGCGTGCCGCGCGGGGAGCCTTCTATCTGGCCTCCTGGTCGGGCAATCAGCGGGCGCTGACATGAGCCTGTACCTGCCCGACGAGGCGGTCTCCGCGCTCTGCGACTACATCGAGACGCTTGTTCCCCATGCCCGCTACGCCTCCTGGACGGCCGCGGCCTGGCGCCGGGCGTGGGTGCCGATGCACCTGGCCACGACGACCGACGGCGCGAAGCCCCTGGCGTTTTCCCTCCGCGACGAGGTCATCCAGGTCGTGGGCGTCGACGAGGTCCTGCGCTACCAGGTGTCCATGATCCTCCAGTACCTCTACGAGAATCGGCCCGCGAACGCCCAGGCGGACTGGGACGGGTCCGGCCTCGCCGGTCATTGCCTTCTCGCGCACCTGTTCCGCCGGACCCCCGCATTCCCGGCGGGGATCGCGATCCTCCCCTCGAAGTCCACCCAGATCCGCCGCTCCGCCCTGTCGGGCTGGATCATGGGCGAGATCTCCCTCACGGTCGCGTTCGACGCGCCGCTCACCTGGAGCTGACCCATGCCCGGACACCCCCTTCCCGCCGGCGAGTACAGGACTCGCGCCATGATCACCCTCGACCTCGAGACCGGCTCCGGCAACAGCGTCCGCTGCGGACCCTGGGAGGGCGAGATCCAGATCTCTGGACTCCGGGCCAAGTACAAGGAGCCGGTCATCATCGAGGACCGCGGGACCTACGCCGGCCAGGTCCTCGGGAAGGACACCTACCCGGAGATCAGCATCACGCTCGTCCACAAGGGCAAGCTGTCCTCGGCAGTCGCGAACACCATCGCGGACTGTCTCCTCTACAAGGGCACCTTCTCGGGCGACTCCTACACCGACCCCTGCGGCAAGGTGCCGTCGCACAAGGCGATCGTCACCATCGCCGCGCCCGATGGCATCGACGTCGTCACCGCGCCCAATTCTGTCTGGGGCATGGACTACAGCTCCGGCGACAAGAACACCCTGGCGCTCAAGGGAACCTGCTACCGGCCCCAGGTTGGCGGCGACCCCGACGACGCGACCAACCAGCCCCTCACGATCACCTGACACCACCTGGTCGCCGCGACACGTCGCGGACGGCCGGAGGAGACTCCATGCGCCCGCTCAAAGTCATCGAAACCGCCACCGGGAAGGAAAGAGAGATCCCAATCCGTTCTCCCTCCCCTCTCCAGGTCCTGGCCTACCTGCGGGGCGCCGACGCGGTCGACGCGACGCATTATCTGCTTGCGTTCATTGGCGAGCTCGGCGGCGCGAAACCGCGCTACTCCGGAGAGAGTCACCTGGACTATGCTCAGCGTGTTGCCGATGAGCTGTCCTGGACGGCGCTTGAGCCCCTTGTGCGGGCTGCTGACCTGTGCTGGGGAGACGCGATCCGCGAGTCCGGTGTCCTGCCCAAGAAGGCGGAGCTCGACGAAGCGGGAAAATCTTCGACGGGGACGGTGGCGACGCCCTCGTCCTCTCCCTGACAGCCGCTGCTCAGTGGGGCGTTGACCCGCTCCGCTATTTGGCCGCGACTCCCCTCGAGCGGGCCTTTCTCGGGGCACTTTCCGAGCGGGCGAGTCCATCGGGCGGAGGCCCGCTCCTCCGGAGAGAATAGATGGCAATCTCACCCCGCCCGAACCCCGCGAGCTTCACTCCGGCCCTCACGAAGGGCGCGGGGCTGCTCCCGTGGACGGATGCCTACACGACCGCTCGGCAGGCCTGGACGTCGGCCTGGCGGGCGGCGCAGTCATCGTGGGTCGGCGAAATCCGGGCCGCTCAAGCAGCGCTCGGGTACAACTCCGCCAACCTGGGGAACGTCCAGCTCCAGGGCATCGGCTCCGAGCGCAACTACGACTACGTCGCCAAGCGATGGACTGACCTCGCTGGCTCCTACGTCGTTGGCAAGGGCCTCGGCAAGAAGGTAGTCGTTCAGTCCTCGGTATCCTACCGGGTCGCCGGCCTCGAGGAGTGGCTCAAGGAGGTCGACGCCGAGTTTCGCCAGCGCGTCATGGAGGCAGCGGATCGGCGGTTCGCCGCCTGGTTGTACCGGCAGTCCTACCATGAAAAACAGACCATCTCCTACCAGGGCAAGAAGATCACCTGGGAGCCACAAGGTCGAGGAATGCCGGCAAAGATGGTCGTCACTCCCGAGCAGCGGAGCAAGGAATACACCGGCTGGCCGGTCGGCTCTGGGTTCAGCCGGGCGAGCCTCATTATCGAGTGGGACAACACAACCACCGAGCTGAAGGTCCGCCTCCGGTCGCTCGCTCCCTACACGCTCGCCGCACCCGTCACACGGGCGGTGTTCAACCGCCTCAAGCGGGAGCTCAAGCAGATCATTCCCGGTTTCGCCGCCGACGTAAAGGGCGACCTCGAGGTGGACCGTGGCTGATGCAGTCGTAGAGTTCAGCGCGTCTGTTGCGCAGTACCAGGCGGAGCTTGCGAAGATCCCTGGCATGACCGACAAGAGCGCCGCGGCGGCTGCCCTCAAGGTCGTTCAGGCCAACAACTCGATGACGGCCAGCGCGAAAACCTACGTAGGGCAGACCAGCAAGACGATCGCTGCGCAGACCGCCGTGGCGGGCTCGTCGAACAAAATGGCGCTCGGATTCCGAGCGGTCTCCACCCAGCTCCCCGACGTGATTTCCCAGCTCTCGACGGGCGCCAATCCCATGCAGGTCCTCGTCCAGCAAGGGACCCAAGTCGTCGAGCAGTTCGGTGGCATTCCCGCCGTCGTGGGGATGGTCGGACCGGCCATACTTCCGGTGGCTGTGGCCGTTGCGGCTGTAGCGACTGCCGGCCTGGTTCTCGTCAACCGGTGGCAGGAAGCAACGCAAGCCTCGCGCGACCTGGCGGCCTCGCTGGAGGCGGTGCGCAAGCCCCTCGATCCGGCCCTCGTCAACAGCGCGGCCGATGCCTGGCAACGGTTCAACCAGATCCAGGAGGATTCCCAGGCCGCTGTGTCGATTGAGCTCGGGTACCTGGACGACATCCAGGCAGCCACGATCCGAAAGATCGAAGACCTCTACGCCGAAAGCAAGGCGGAGATCCTGCTGACCTCGACGAAGTGGGCGAAACTCGAAGTCGAGCGACAGCTCCTCCAGGCCCGCCGCGACTCCGGCGACATGTCTTTCGAAGAGATGCAGGCGGACGATCGGCGTCTTGACCAGCTCCGCGAGGAGCTCCCCGCGGCGAAGGCGAAAATCGACGCCCTCAAGGGCGAGGTAGCCGCCGCGACGGCGAGTGTCTACGCCAACGGCGAGCTGCTTCGCGCCCGCAAGGCCGAGGAAAAGGCAGTCAAAAGCGGGACGGGCGCTGTCAGAGATCGCGCACGGGAGGAAAAGGAGGCGCAAGACGAAATCAACGCCGCCCTCGCCGAGCAGGCGAACTATCGCCAGCAGCTCGGAGACATCACCGAGAAGGCCTACCAGGCGACCTTGAAACCGATGGACGAACTGCTTCGCAAGCAGGAGCTCGAGCTCGCCAACGTCCGCGCGCTGGGGATGGCCAGCGGCGATCGCGGCGCAGCATCCGAGGCGCTGGCCGCAGTTGAAAAGCGCCAGATCCAGGAGGTCGCAGACCTTCGATCCCAGCTCAACGCTGAGTACGAACGAGAGCGCCAGGCGTCTGCCGATGCAGAGCTACGTCGCATTCAGGAATACCGCTCGGCCCTGGTATCCTCGACGAGCTCGTTTTTTGGAGGCCTCGCCGCACTCTCAGAGCAGGTCGCCACCCAGCAGGGCGAAGCCAACGCGGACGCGGCTGCCCGGTGGTTCAAATTCTATCAGGGCGTCGCGATCGGCCAGATCGCGATCGATGCCATTGTGGCCGGGATCAAAGCCGTCGCCACCCTCGGCCCCATTGCGGGCGGCATCGCCGCGGTAGGTATCGCTGCGGGAGCCATCGCTGCGGGCGCCCAGGTGGCCGCCCAGGAAATGCCCACCTACCACGCGGGCACCGGCTACGCGCGGGATCCGGACGAGATCCCCGCAAACCTGACCCGGGGCGAGGGTGTGCTCACTCGCCAGGGCGTTGCCGACGCCGGCGGCCCCGATGCCGTCCGACGAATGAACCAGGGCCAATCGCGGCTGCAGTCGCAGGAGCTGTACCAAGTGTATCGGCATCGGGTCTTTGGTCGCGTCCTGGCCGATCAGGCACGGATGGCCAACTCTCCGCTGGCCAAGGCCGTCGCCGGCGGCCGGCGCTCTGGACATCGGGTGAAATGATGGCAACCAACAAAACCCCCACGACAAACCGTGGCTTTTTCTTCATGGATCCCCGCCTGCGGGACCCGTCGTGCCTCTGGGCTGCCCAGTCCTCCTACACCCAATCCGGGCCTCGCGCCGGCGATGCCGAGCCCCAGCAGGCCACCGACCTGGAGATCGAGACGAGCGGGACGATGACGGCCGGCGCGACCCTGGAGCTGCTCGCGCTTCGGGGCGGGATGCCCGGCACGGGTTCGGCCCGCGCTGGCATTGTCTGGCGTTCGACGGGCCTTTATCGCGGCTGGGAGGTTCCATCCATCCCCATGGCCTGGGAGGCCGTCGAATGGTGCGACGGAGCCGGCGACCCTGCCGTCTGGTCGACCGAGGACCCACACTCCGTTACCCTCCCCTCGGGCGTCGTCCTGACGGCCTGCCAGGCGCACAGCCGCATTGCAGGGACGGACTACTACGGCGTCCGTGTCGAGTCCCGTTCAACGGGCGGCTCCTGGTCCGCCGTCACGGCGCTGTCGACGACGGTTGCGCCCCACGCGGACGGCTACCATCCCTGCCTGGTACTCCTGCCCAACGGTCGCGTGCTCTGTTTCCATTGGGTTTTTGATATCGTCGCCAATGAGGCCCAGGTTCGGATGGCCTTTTCCGACGACGAGGGGGCCACGTGGGCGGAGGGAGCGCCCTACACCCTCGCCTCCGCGATCGACGTTTCCGGGGTTCCCGGCGTTGGAGCGGCAGGATACGAGGTCGGGCGCCTTCGAGCGGCCTACTACGGTGGGCAGATCGTTCTGACCGCCTCCCTGGTCGCCAACAATACAACCCCGTTGTATCGCGCGACTTTGGCCCAATGGGTCAGCGCCGACCTTGGGCATAATTTCCAACTCGTCAATGCCGGGTGGGCAGTCGCCAGCATCGGAGCCGGGTATCAGGAGGTCCTGGCGGTCAACAAGGGATTCTTGTTGATCTACATTTCCGCCGTGACCCTGTTCCCGTATTGCAGGCGTATCAACACCGGCTCGGAGGATCTCGAGTCCGCCACCGCGGTTCAACTCACCGGCGCGACTGAAGTCTGGGCGTCTCTTGACGGCGCAAACCAATACTTCACAGACGGCGACCTGGCCGCCTGTCTGGACGACGACGGGGCGATCTACGCCTACGGACGCCAGCCGACCTCCAGCATGGAGGGGATCGTTCTTCGGTCAATCGACGACGGAGCGACATGGGGCGGGATGGGGCATGGCTCGACGACCGCCGGACTGACTGTCTGGTGGCGTTCGGACGACACCAGCACCTACCCGCGCAATTTGACGGCGACGTGCCAGCGCGGGAGAGTCCTCATTGCCCACAACTGGGCCGCCAACCCCGGCAACGAGGACGATTCGCTGGGATGCCTGTACCTCGGCGGATATACGACGGTGACCATGCCTCAGTGGACCGAGTTTGCGACCGACCTGGATAGGGTCGGGCTTGAACACCATTGGTTCCCGATCGAGGTACCCAGCGATTGCGGATGGCTCGCTGGCGGCGCCGTCGGGATGACCCTGGCCGCCGGTGCCGGCGGAATCGTCACGGTCGCCCAGGATGGCTACTACTCGCGCAATCCCGTCGGCTCGATTGCCGAGGGTTTCATTGTGCGGCTTGCGTTCAAGTGCCAGTCCGGCGGCTCGCTGACGGCTCCGGATTGCGGCGCGCGGATCCGTCTCGCTGACGGCGTCGACGATTACGAGGTAGAGATACGGGCTTCCTCGGCCGGTTTTCGAGTCTACGACACGAACGGTGCCGCGCTTGTCGGCTCGTCGGTGACGCTCGACATGACCGCGGGGGTAGAGATCCTCGTCGGGATGTCCACCGCCCGGGTGGACGTCTGGTACCGAGCGCGGGATGCAAGCGAGGACCACGTCTGGATCGTCGGGCCGGCCGGCGCGTTGGTCGATGACGCCGCGACACCCAACGCTAACAACCTCCTGCGTTGGGGCCACGTATCCAACGGAACGGCCGAATCCCGCTGGTATGAGTTGCATTATACCTCCGACGAGTGGACGGGCGATGGCCTCGCCGGCGGACAAACCAACCCAGACGACCTCTGGGCGCGGACCATCAGCGCGACCGCCGAGTACATTGCGGACGGTGTCTCCATTCGGGCCATCGACGGGCCGGCATACCTCGGCGATGAGTGGGACATCGCCACCCGCTACGACTACGGGATCGAGCGGATCTTCCCCTCGGTGGCCGTCTCTCCTCGGATCGGTTGGCGCTCGACATCGGACGCTGCGCAGACGATCGCCCTCGCCCTCGACGAGACGCTCCTGGGGACGGTGGAATCGGCCCCTGGCAACGACATCCTTTGTCTTGGGTTGTTCGGGATCAATTTCCCGACCTGTACCCTGGAGGGATACGACGTCGATACTACCGCCTGGGTTGCAATCGCAACCGTCGCCGCGAACAGTGGCTTGACCGGCCTGCATTGGACCCGGCGCGGAAACGCAATCGTACCGACCGGAACGGCGGGCACAAACAATCCGTATCTGTTTCATTCCGAGTTTCAAGGCGGACATTTCCGTCCTGACACCGTCGCCAAGGTCCGTCCAATCCTCGCGCACACCGAGGGACGGATCGGACCCGGGACGTGCAAACTCGCGACCATCCTGCTCTCCGACGTGGACGGGACCGAAGGGGCCAGCGGGACGGCGGGCGCAATCTGGGCGCCGAACGTCGTGGTCGCGGTCAAACTCAATGGGGCGCGATACGCAGGTTATCGGCTATCTATCCCCAATACCACGACATACGAGGGATACAAGCGAATCGGATCGATGGTCCTGGGGTGGCTCACGGTCCTGGGTACCGAGTACTCCTGGGGCCGCGTCATCGCGACCGAGGCCGGGGCGGAGCGCCGCGAGGCCCGGGACCGGACGTCCAAGGCTCGCGTCGTCGCCCCTCCCCGCCGGACTGTCGAGTTTGGCTGGGTCGATGGGGTAGACTCGTCCGATGCCTTCGCCGACGACACCCCGGATTACCTCCTCGGCTCGTCGGGTGGGGGCGCCGAGCCCGTCGCGAGCGAGGCCGATGTCCTGCAGGTCCTGGAGGGGGCCCTCCGCCTGTGCGACGGCGAGCGCCATCCGATCGCCTACCTCCCTGCGATCCCGGTGGCGGGATCGACGATCACACTCAATCGCCGCCATCAGGCGATCTATGGGACGGCCACGGGTCGGATTTCCATCGAGACGGTGCTGGGCGAGGAGGGCAGCACCGAGCTGGCCCGGATGCCGACCCTGACTCTGATCGAGGAGGTCTGACGTGCCTCGGCTCCGACGCTCCGACCTGGTCTCTGGCGATCTATGTTGGCTCCTGACGATCGAGTACGCCGGCCGGACGTGGCGCTGGTCGACGCGACCGGTAGAGATCCGGACCGAGGCCGGCGAGGCCCTGCCCTACGATGGAGGGCTCCCCGAACTGGAGTTCGAGGACACGATCGAACTCCTCTCGGAATCGCCCGAACTACGCTCTATTTCCGTGACTGTGGTATGGCCTGAGGATGTCGCCGCTCTGATCGAGGCCGGCTACGACCTGGCCGCCGCGACGGGCGAGCTGGCCCTCTGGGTGGAGGGGACCGTCCATGAGCGGCGGCTCGTCCTGGTCTCCGGGGCGCTCGTCGAGCCCGAGTACGGCGCCGATGGCGAGGAGGTTTCCTTTAGTCTTGAGGAGCCGCTCTCTGAGGACCGCGGACTCATCCCCGAGGCCACCGCGGTGGTGTGCGCGACCACCATGGGCGGCTGGGCTGCCGCGCGCGGCTACGTCGGGGGGACCTACGACGAGGAGGCCGAGGGCCTCGCCTACCCCGTTCCGTTCGGCGAGCCGGGAGTCTATACCGACTCGACGGGCGCGACGGTGACGATGGGCGCAACCCCGGCCCTCCTGATTTGCGCGTTGGGCGGGTTCGCTACGGACGTTTTGATTTCGGCCTATCGAGTCAAGGCAACAACCGTCACGATCGTGGACGAAAACGGAGCAATGGAGGTTTTTCCGGCATTGTACGCTACGGATGGATTGGGCCGGGTCGTAGCCTACTGCCACATCCAGGCGGCCGTGACCATCGACACAACGCTGACGACCTTCGCTGTGGCTTGGACGAATGGCCCGGGGATCATCGGCGAGGATGGCCAGGGAATCGTCGACGCGGGCGCCCTGATACTCTGGTTGCTCGCGCGTTCAACGGTGCCGATCGATCGCGGCCGTTGCGCCGTCGCCGCCGAGCTGCTCCGCGGGTACGTCGTCGCCGGGTACATCGACGAGCCGATCGCCCCGACGACGTGGCTCGTCGAAAACTTAACGAGTCTGTATCCTATTACCATGGCCTCCTCCGAAGGAGGGCTGTACCCGGCCATCCTCCGCGTCGACGTCCGGGCGGAGGATTGCGTCGACCACCTGGTCGCGGGGCCCGGTATCGTCCGCGTCTCCCAGGTCATCTATGATCGCGGCAGGCGCGACGTCGTCAACGCTGAGACCCTATCCTGGGGCTGGTCGTCGCTGGCCGATGCCTACCTCCGAGCGTCTCGGGTCTCGGGTTCGGCCGCCTCGGACCCGGACGCCTACCAGACGCCCTACGCCGAGATCTCCCGGCTCCGCTACGGCGAGATGCCGGGGGAGATCATCGAGAGCGACGTCATCGGCGACGTCGGACCCGCTCTCCAGGCCCTGCTCTGGCGCGCCCGAGTCTATGGGTTTCCGACGCGCCTGATTGACTATGAGGTCGACCAGACGTACGCTTGGCTGGCGGCCGGGGACGCGATCCTGCTGACCGACGCCGAGCTGCATCTCGATGCCCAGATTTGCTCGATCCGGTCGGTGGCCTACTCGGACGGCGGCCGGATCGTCCTGACGCTCCGGATCGACGAGGATCCGGTGAGGGACGGACTATGAGGTCAGTACGAGAGATAGGCGACGAACAGATCCCCTCCAGCGCCCTGCATGAGCGTGATGGAGCACGGCCCCCACTGGGAATCTCCGGTCGAGCAGAGGTAGCCATTCCGGAGTTCATAGGACACGGACATGTCCCTGCATCGGTAGGATGTCCCATCCTTTCCGACGTTGACGTCCTCGCACCAGGACACCATCCATATATGCCCATCAGGCCGAATCTCGACCGTCTCCCCCTCCATGATTTGGCGCTCCACCATGGTCAGCCGAAAGTCAGGCGTCTCTATCGTGGAATCCGTGGAGTCCATGGAGCACGCGGCGATGAGTAGAATGAGAGCGAGCATGGGATCTCCAGAGGTGACCGATGAGCGATACTGAACTCTTGTCCAGGACCATCGACAGCCTCCAGGAGGTCTCGACGGCACTCTCCGATTTAACCGGCGAGCTCCGCGCGGAAAGGGCCTCCCGCGAAGAAGATCGCACGGCGATGCTTCGGTCAAGGGAGTCGATGGACTCCATCATCGCCGTGGGCCTCGAACACCGGCGCCAGGCCGACGAGCGACGGCTCCGCTCTCGGGAGGCGGCCGAGGCTCGGCGCCGGGCCGCGGCCGAGG